AATCCAGTTCCAACTCCAGCACCAACTACGGCTGAAGTTCCAACTGCCTTGCCAAGTTCTTGTGCGGCTCTCTTTGCTCCAAGTTCTTTGAATAAAGTTGTTCCAGCCCTTGTCAATCCAGTTACACCAGCCGCAACCCCAGGGACGTATTCTCCAGTAGCAGCATAACCTGGAGCAAACTCTCTTGACCTAGCAACCTTTGGTGTGAATTTCTGTAATCCAGCTTCTGCTAATTCTCCGCCAGCTATTGCTCCGCCAACGCCTCCAGCAATCGCGCCAATTGGTCCGCCTACAACAGCACCACCAAGACCACCAGCAATTCCTCCCATAAGCGATGCCGAACCCTTAACCAATCCAGCCGTAAGTGCAGCCGCTTTTACATTGGCTGGAACATCAACAGCTTCCTTGTTTACGAAATCATCAATTTCGACATCTTGTTCTGGCGTGTAGTCTGGAAGTGTAGATGCGTACTGTTTTGTTTCCGCACCCCATTGGCGAGCTAGGTTAACCTGCTCTGGATAAGTAAGAGTTTTGTAATCCTCAGAAGCCTTGATTTCACTCCACGCTGGGGGTTCTTCTGGTTTGGGTGCTTGCTGTGGCTCTGACTCTACTGGCATACCTGCCAGTTGCCTAATACGATTGGCTGACGATAGCTCTAGGGCTTCAGCCATTTTATCTACCTAGTCTTGTTTTGATCCAGCTTTGAGCCTTCGGTTCTTCTGATTGTCCGAAGAAATTATTTAATTGATCTCTTATCGCCTTTGGTGTTTTTGGATCTCTCCACATTCTTTCTGCTTGCTCGTTGTTATATGAAATTGTGCTAAGACCATCTGCGCCCGTCAACACGACTTTTCCTCCAGTAGATGCCTTCACAAGTTCCTTGCGTACATCTTGACTTGCCATTCTGATTGCAGTGTCTTTATCAAATCCCTCTGCCTCATAAGTAGCCGCAACTTGTGGGACTTGATTTCTGTAAATTTGACCATAAATATCTGCGCTAGTTTTGCCAGCTTGACCAGCCAACACTGTTTGCTTTACTCCACCAAGATCAACATTTGCGGTGGGAAGCAAAGACTTCTCGCCAGCAGCAAAATTCATTGCGGCATCTCTTCGCGCTTGTCTTGCCCTTGCTTCAACGTCAAGCTCACCCTGCATTCTGGTTGCTTCAAGTATGCTCGGTCCGCCCTTGGCAGTCATCTTTGCGCCCATTTCCTCGCCAATTGGAATGCCAACATCCTTTTGCTTTTCTTGCTCAAGGAATGCGGCAATATCACCAGCTTTTGACGCTCTTCCAATTGCGGTTGACATATCGGCTTCCTCTTGGCCCTTTGCAATATCCATGCGAAGTTTCTGAAGTTTTAACGCATCTTCTTCGGCCTTCATTGCCTTTGCCTGCTTATAGGCATCACTCTCAAATAGCGTTAATGGTCCGTATGATACTCTGTCCATAAATTTATCCTTATCCGAATTTTAATGGGCTAAGAAGACTGCTGACTCCTCCAGCAATCTGAGCAAAGTTCTGCGCACCACTTAGCTGTCTTGAGATTGCGCCAACCTGCGCTCCGTATGTATTGGCTTGGTAATTGGCTTGTGAATTATACAAGCTATTAAACGCATTGGTAAGCTGGACAGGAATCTGTTGGTCAACCGCCTGGAAGAACGGCTGATATGTAGAAGGCTGTTGGCTAAATCCACCAGGCAATGCTTGATTGGCTTGGATGTAGTTCTGGAATGCACCCTGTTGTTGGGCTGTACGCTGGGCTGCTAGGTTAGCAATCGAAGGTCCGCCACCAATAAAGTTAGCAGCTGCACCCAGCCTGTTCTGACGCAATGCGTCACGGAACGCTATATCAGCTTTGAGCGCGTCACCGCTAGACAAGCCAGATCCAAGGAAGCTCTGCGCTGCCCCGTAGCGTGCCAGCTTGCGTTGCTCGCCAGCAGAACCGATCTCTGCGGCTTCTTGCACTGCTGGTCCAAGGCCAAAGACGTTGCCACGGGCAGTCTGTGCGGCTCGGATAGATTGCTCGTATCCACGCCGTTCTTCCGCACCAATGGTCGACCCAAGGCGTAATTGATTAAGAGCCTCGTCCTCAATTGTCTGACGGATTTGTTCAGTCTCGGCTGTGGATGTAGGGCCAATTGGTTCGGTAGCCATTTGGCGATACTGTTGACCTAGGCCAACCGCAGTCTTGTAGGACTCTGGATCAATCTGGAAAAGCTGTTGTGAAGCACGCTCTTCGGGTAGCTGGACGAAGGATCTAAACGATGTGATCTCCTTTAGACCTTCGGGGCTATCTATCGTGATAGGCTTGAAATTCTTTTGCATATCCTGCGCGCCAGTAACTGCGCTAGTTACGCTTTTCAAGTCATCGTTGAGTTGCTTGATGAATACTTCTGAAGATGTGCGTTGAGGAGAATTAGCAGGAAGGCCAGCAAGAAGTTGATTGGCCGCATTTAGACGCTCCTGAATACCAGCAATCTGTGCGTTACCACGCTCAATCACGCTGTTTAGGCGGGATAGTTTTGAGTTGTTGTAATCTTGAACAATTTGATCGTCTGATACTTGGAAGTTTAATTTAGATCCAAGGTCGGACGATCCGTAATTACGACCAGCGGAAAGTTGGGTTAAGGCTTGGTTGAACGCTGGCCCAGCTTGACCAACAGTTCCGCCCCCAGATTGTTCACCAGTAAGAGCGCGGATTTGTTCGGATAAAGTATCGTATTGTTTTTCCCTAGAAAGAATTGGATCAATTCTTCCCCTAATTGCTTCATCTATCCGCATGTTTGTAATTGAATCATTTGCGTCTGTTATAGCTGCATCAAGATTATATCTTCCGTTCCCTATTGCATAGCTATCTGGATTTAATCCCATTGCCCCTATGTAATTGCGCACTTCGGCACTTGCGGCTGGTCCGAATTTTGTCAACTCTGCTCCCTTGGGTTCACCAGCTCTTCCGCTGTAATATAGGTATCTAGCCCCAGCAGCCGCACCGCCACCATGTTGGCTTGCGCTTTTAATATCGGCTATTGAGATTACGCCTCTAATTTGTTGTGGTGTCATGTTAAGCAGTTAGATTTGGATTACCAATGTTCGTGCCAATCGTGCCATAAAAGTCAAATGGTCCTGGCTGGCGGTTGAACGCCACGTTCTGCTCAACTGAACCATAGGGCGATGTTCCATAAAGACGCTCGAACTGCTTGGTCATCTGATCGCCTAATCCACGATTCAAGGCATACGCCTGTGGGCTAGTCTCATACTGCCTGCGCAAACCCTCCAGCGTGCGTTGCGGTCCGTATTGACGCTCTAATTGCATCCCAGCCTGCACGCCTGCCTGCTGGTCTAAGGCTGATAGCTGGCGTTCTAAACCACGCTGGGCTGGCATATATTGCAGGCGAAGCTTATTCTCAAGTGCCGCCATTGCTGGGGCTTTCTCGATGTAGGTATCAATATTCGTTCTATACGCAGCAGCATTAGCCTGCGCCACTGCATTCGGATCGGGCGGGGGAGGCGGTGCAGGAATAGATGGTGATCCACCCATGGTGTTAAACCCTAGCCTTTCGCATGAATGTCATATAGTCGTAACTCCTTGGTTTGCCAGAACGATTAAAGGTGATCCGCTTGCGAGGACCGAATCTCTCCCAAAGGAGCAACAGCAAGCATCGTAAGGATTTAGCACCTTTTGAGGAGATAGTCAAATCAACAAATACATTCTGACCTTCTTCGCTATGCACATAATGATTAGGCTCTTGCCCATCTTTTATACACCTAGCCAAAGCCACGCCTGCTATCTCATCCCCATCCTTAACCACCCCAACCATCCCTTGCTTCTCGAACCATCCAAACCACTCAGCCAGGTTAGGCCACATAGCCTCTGGCACACCGCTTTGCTCAATGTACTCAACAGCCGTCATATTGTTTGCTGGATCTGGACTGTGTCTGGATTGGCTGCTGCCGTGATCTGGCGGATCGCCATCTTGTTTGCTGGGGTTGAAATCTTGATGTTAAGCAAACGCCACTTCTCGTACTTGCGCAGGTCGCTTGCCAGCTTCTTTTTGACTGATGTTGGAAGGACTGCTGGTAGCGTGAATGGGAGTGTAAGCACCGAACTTGCAATGTTAATGTTTGACGCAACATCAATATCACCAACGTCAATGTCACGCTGGATTGCTACTGTGGCATCATTTGAAAACGAATTGTCAAAGATGACCTCGAAGTAGCTCCCGTATTTTAGCGAAAAAGGATCGCCAAAATTAAAGTCTTTTGTGCGGACATAAGATTCGTAATCAGTGCCAGCGTCTTGATAGTCGGCTGATGTAGTACCCGCTGGAGACTTGTAGCCAGCATACTTCTCGATGATGCCATTGGTCTTCTTGAACATCGCCCTAGAGCCTTCTTGATTGAAGTTCGTAAGCGTGAACTGCATAACCTGCGGACTCCAAGTTCCCTCGAATGCGCCTAACGCCGTATTGTAAACCAAGAGCGTATCGTTGTAATCGTTTGATCCAGTAGGTATGGCAAGGAAATAGCGGTTATCGTAGTAGATTGCAGTAGCCACCCTAATAGAATCCGTATTGATGCTTTGGATCACATCCTTGACTATCTCTGAAATTGGTATGCCAACTGAGCTAAAGTCATCCGCCACAGACCGAACAAGCGATCTGATTCCGTTATCAGATAGGAACAGAATGTCGCTGCTTACTTGCACCGCAGTGCCAGTTGCCACGCATCCAGTATTGTTTGAAATGATTGAAACAATCCAATCCGCGCCAGAAGTGGCATCGCTAGGAATATCAACCTGGAACACTCTGCGCTTCTTAAATACGATCAGCCTATTCTTGTAGTAAGGCACAACAGCCGTAATCTGATCGCCGTCATCGCCGTTGACAACGATGCTGTTGGTTGATGCCCATACAGAAGGATCAAGGATGTCAGAGGCATAAAGCGTGTTTCTGTTTGCACCAGAGCCAACGCCAAACAATCTGTTTTCAGCATTGACCAAAATCCTAATCCCCGCTGGAGGCGCGCTGACTGTTGCTGTGGCCGTAGCACCAGAGCCATTCCCAATGATTGTAACGGTGGGTGCAGTTGCGTAGCCAGACCCGCCATTAACAACTGTAACGCCAGTAACAGCACCGCCAGCCACCAGCGTAATCAGTTCTGGCATTGTTCCGCCAAGTGTAGGGCCAGTAATGATTGCTGTTGCGCTGGTGTATCCAGTTCCGCCAGTTGTTACTGTAATCGCCCTAACCTTCCCGCCCTGCCTCTCGACCGCAGTGCCATCCCAAAAGTGTAGGTCGCTATCGGAATCAGATAGAAACATCTTGTCAACAAACTGTGCAAAAGATACCTCAATGTCTTCAGCAACGCTGTAGCCATCTCGCCATTGGCTGGTGGCTGCTGTCCAAGTTATGTTTGTATTTGCCCATTCTGCATACGGAGTATGAACTGTCGCACTTCCGCTTGATTCAATGCTGTAAAACCTACCTCCAGTAACAGTCAATAATTGCTGGTATGCTGACGTTTCGTAGTATCGCATCCCACCGACTGAGGTTAACCCGCTGGTTGCACCAGTTGCAAAGCTTGTCGCACCTACGCGAGTTTCAAGATTACCCTTTGGCGAAAGGGTCATATTGTACAACTCTTGTACTTGGTTCTCGGCTAGTAGGTCGGATTGTAGACCGCTGGCTTGACCACCCGTGAAATTACGGATTCCGTCAAACGATAGAACATCGTCTAAATTATCGGAGTAGTACAAGGCAATGCCTCCTAAGCCGAGAACATTTCTTCTATGGTCAGCTCGCCTAAACTTTGCGGAGTAATCTGCTTGATCCCACCAACCTGGCTCAACTCGTAGTTAGCCATAGCCGCAAGATCAGAGTTAGCAGTCTGCGTGATGGCTTGCGCCTTGGCATACTGCCGTTCGCGCTCAAGCGCATCAGAATGCGTCAAGGCTAGAACCAAGTGATGAACGTGGGGTAAGCGAAGCTCGTCATCCAGCGCGGCTTGGGACGGAGGAAAGTCAACAATGATGTTTGTGCGGGTAAGACATTTTAGCTTCTCCACAACGCGCAATGGAATTGTGCCAGATGTGGCAAGTCTTGGGTAAAGGTTTAGTTGTGCAACTCCACTGCTGTTGCGACCAGTAAAATGATAGGTATCTGGATCTCCAGTACGCGCATCGTCAAGCAATCCTGGGTCTTGGCTCACAATCGTTGCCAAGTCAATCGGATCAACCTCTGCATCGTTGTAGGCAACCGAGAGAGGTGTCTCGACATTTGTGCCTAGCGTGATCTGCCTATTTGTGCCAACTGAATAGGTAGAGTTGGTTACAGTCTCTCGCCAAGGTGCAAAGTCCCATACTCGGCGGTAAGCCAAGCTTGCGGCTTTCTGCAAGAAGGTAAGTGTATCGGCATCGGTCTTGCCAACCTTCTCACCCGCATATTGGGCGATTTCAGTTAGGGTCATTTATCCCTCGCTGGGTTCGTCAGCAGGAAGCGGAGTGTTGCCTTCGGAAAGCCACACTAGGTAGGCTTGGTAATCGGTGTTGGCTGGGTCTGGAGGTATGAATACGTTGTCGGAAGTTCGCCTTACAATATTTTCAAATAATGTTTTTTTGTACATATTAAAGCTCTGCTGCAAATGTCGGTGTTCCATTTAATACTAGTTGTGCTGGTGATATAGAACCTGGATTTCCAGTCGCTCCAATTCTAAAAGAGTATTTTGTTAAACTAATAGCTGCTGACCCAGTGGTAAGCGCAGCACTAGACGTTGCATTCCAAAATGTTCCAGTTGTTGTTCCAAATGCAGGACTTGGCAATGCTCTCATTGTAACTGGGAACGATAGTGACGCTGATTGGGTATTCCCATTCAATAAATGTGAGTTAACTATTGTGTCCGTTCCTGTTCCAAATTCATAAGCTGTAAAATACCTCTGACACAACGCCAACTCCGTTCCAATCGGCCTACGCTCAAAGTTGGTTGTGGTTGAGCCTGCTTCGAGTTGGACATTATCAACCGTCCAAGTTCCGCTGGTTTGCGCTCCAACTGTAAATACGATTTCAATTCCAGTTGTGGCGGCTGAAGGAACTGAGATTTGTGCGCTGTAGGTTGTCAGCGTGGATGTAACAGTAAATGTTCCAGTTGCGATCTGAGTGCGGGTTGGGCTTGCTAGTGTGCCAAAAGCATTTGCTGTATTCGCATAAAATGCAGTCCAGGTAACCGTGGTTAGCAAGCTATTGGCAAGCTGGACAGAGAGAGTGGCTGTTGAGCCAGCCAAGTCTGTTGTATTGGTTGCTTCAAGTCTTGTTCCAAAACCAATCTCTGTAACAGATGCCGCGCCAGTAAACCTATAAGCAAACTCGTTTGGAGCAGTTCCAGCAACACGCTGACCAGTTACATTCGCCCCTGTGCAGTATCCGTAAAAACGATCTACCGAGTAGGCCAAGGCAGCGGCAGCAGTGAAGGTCTGACTCGCCCCAGCATTCCGCTGGTCAATCCGCATATCACCATTGATGATGCGGTTGCGAAAGCCAGTAAAGCCACTTGTAATCGCAGATGTGCTGGCAGTTGTAATGCGACCCTTAGCATCAATGGCAAGAACTGGGACAGATGTCGCACCACCGTAAGTTCCGAGAGTTACGCCAGAAGTCCCAAGCGTTCCTGTGCCCTGGCTAATCGTGAAGTCACCAGCGAGAGTGGTGGATAGATTCCCAATCGTTCCAGTAGTGCTGGCCAAGTTAGTAATCGTTCCGTTTGTAATCGTGGCCGCAGTCGATGTGGTTGTCCCAGCGGTAAGGCTGGGAATTGTGCCAGTAGTAATAGTCGCACTTGTGCTAACTGTACGATTGCCAGTAGCTGTTCCGTAGGTCAGCGCACCAGTAAGGTTAAGGCTTGTAAATGTTCCAGCAGTAAGCCCATCATCAAGAAGATTCTGAACTGTTACTTTGCGTGGGGCTAGAGAGGAGTCAACGCTGTCTGGAGCGATGAGAAGCAAGTCAGCCGTACCAATGGTTGTGATCTCCTGCTGGTTCTTGATGATCGCAGAATTGACAAGCGCGGTATCAATTAGGTTATGCAGGCCAGCCGCAGTAACCGTGCCGTTGGTGGAAAAGGTCTGCTGACGATTGATTATGTTTGCCATATTAAGCTGTAAACCTCAGTGCGGCTACGGAGAAAATGCCAGCAGGAATTGTTCCAGCAGTTGCTCCTTGGTTCTGGATTGAGTATTCAACAACATTTGTTGCGTTTGGATAAATAGACAGGCCGATATTAGTTGTTCCAGCAGCTGACCCAATTGAGTTTAATGATCCAATAACTATGTCGTTAAGTGCTACGCCAGTTAATGCAAATGTTCCAGTTGTAGCGTCTGCTCCATTATGTGCAGCTACTGTGGCAGAAGTGAACGCTGCTGTGCCA